CCCGCCTCAACCGTGGTGAGATGTCCCCGACCGTCAGCGATACGATCCACCGTGCGGAGCAGGTTACGGATCTGGTTGTCGGTCAGGTCAAGTCTCACAGCAGCTCCGGTTCCAAAATGTTGCTGTCGATGTACTCAGGCGGTCGGGGATCAAGGTCATAGATGCGCGATACCGCGTCAATCAAGTCCTTAAGGCCCGCGAACGGGTAATAACCCACCTGCATTCTAAACCGTTCTGCGAGGTTGTACAGTTGGCCGTTCTCGTCGCGCTGGATGATCGGCTTGGCGATCCGGTAGTCGTAACCGGCCCCGATCATGCGCCGCTGCTGATCGGTCAGGTCAGGGTCGCCATCGGCGGGCTCGTACGGTAGGTGGAAGTTGTGGCCACGAATGTCGGGCAGCAAGCGCTGTACGCGGTCATCCTTCGACCCCGGCCCTTCGGCAGGCCACTCCAGTTCCTCGATGTCCAAGCCTTGGACGTTCTCGACCCGAATGCGCTCTTGGAAGTAATCCATGTCCGCGATAGCGCCATACCGCTCGTAACCCACCTTGACGCCGATCACGCCTGGGGCCGACCGCCACTTGGCCCATAGGTTACGCATCCCGCTCCACCGCTCGAGCAGGTCCATCTTGTGGTCGTAGCCGTCCAAAAGGTACTTGTTGCCTTGGAAGTCAATGCCCACGACCGCCATTGCCGTATTCGCGCTGCCCTTCTTCTTGGACCGAGCCGGGTCGATCATGATGTAAACCATGAGCGATTCCGGACGTGCCTGGTAGATCTGTAGGTCATCCGGGTCGAACCACCGCTGCGACCCTGCCAACGGGTTCTGAAGCATCTGGGTGGCGATGGTGGACTCTAACTGCGTCTTGACGCGCCTGTCCCACTCGGACTGGTTGAACAGGACCGGCCGCCCGTCTTTGGTGCCGTCATGGGTGGCCGGGTAGACGCGACACTTGACCGCGCCCGTGCCCATAATGTGCTGGTAGGTGTCGGCAAAGCTGTATCGCGTCCCGATATGCCAGACCTTGCCGCCCAACGACCCGAGGTTGTCGGACATGGACCACGCCTCGGTAGTCTTTTGGATCTGCTCGGGCGTGCTGACAGACTCCAAGGTCACGACGTCATCGTACACCCGCAGTTTGAAGTGCCGGGATGTCGGCTGACCGTCCACGAGGCCGTGCGCCTCAACCGTGGCTTCTTTGCTGTTGCTGTTGCGCTTGACGATGATGCCGCCATCGAGCGACCACGCGGGCGACTCGGCTGACGGGTTGGCGTACAAAATCTCGGGGAACAGGGCCTGTAGTAGCCGGTTGTTCTCCAGCTCACGCTTGATCTGGGCCAAGAACGCCTTGGCGATCGGCTTGGTGTGGCTGAAGATGCCGACCGTAATCTCAGGATCCATCAGGATCGTCTGGATGATGCCCGCAAACGTAATGATGGTTGACTTGTAATGCTCACGCGCCCACAGGTCTAGATGACCATCAGGCGCTGCTTCGACCTCACGGCATCGAGCGTACAGCCACGGGTGCCAGGCATCGGTGCGGCCCAGCAGCTTGACGAGTAGATAGTAGCGGTCAGCCGTCGCCAGCCACCGCATGGCCGACTTATCTCGGCCGCGGTCGTCTAACGCGTCCCACGCCGGCAATACGTCACTGAACGGTAGTGCGAGGATCTTCGAACGCAGACCGTCCAACGAGTGCGCGGTTGAGTCGCTGTTCGAGTGACCCGGCATCTAAAATCTCCATCTTGTGAATATCAAGACGTTCGATAACTTGTTTTTCCGTCCATCCAGCTTGCGCTTTTAACCAAAATATCGCTGCGGATGTGTTGCCATCCATTGCTTGCTTAAACAACGACTTCGCGACCTGGGCGTTTGCTTTTGCTTTCCCCGTATCTAGCTCAGATCGGTAATATTTCAAAAGCGTTTTTATGCTTATGCCAATGATCTTGCACAGATCGTGATGAGGAACGCCGACCGCAGCATAAGCTTCAACTTCGGCGCGGCTCCGATCGTCTGGCTTGTGCGATTTATTGGCCACGCCGTTCTCCCGCTATTTCGTCAAATGTAAGGCCATCGCTTTCCAGCGTCGCTTGCTTGCCGGTGAAATCCTGCCAGCGCGTGACGATGACGTCGACGTACCGCGGGTCGAGTTCCATGACGCGCGCCACGCGGCCGTTCTTCTCGGCGGCGATCAGCGTGGTGCCGCTGCCGCCGAAGCTGTCAAGAACGATGTCGCCGCCCTTCGTGTTGTTGAGCATCTGGTACTCGAACAGCGCGACGGGCTTCATCGTCGGGTGGTCAGTACTCCGCGATGGCCGGTCGAATTCGAGCACCGTCGTCTGCTTGCGGTCGGCCGCCCAGAGGTGGCCGGCGCCGTCCTTCCACCCGTACAGGCAGGGCTCGTGTTTGCAGTGATAGTCCTGGCGGCCCATGACCAGCGTCTGCTTCTTCCATATCAGGCACTGCCGGACGCGCCAGTTGGCGTCCCGGCAGGCGCCGCGGAAGTTGAAGCCCTCGCTGTCCGAGTGCCAGATGTAGAAAACGGCGCCCGGCTTCATCGCGGTGTCCGCGGTCATGCAGGCGTCGCGAAGGAACGCGCGGAACCGCTCGTCGGCCATGCAGTCGTTCTCGATCCGCAGGGCGTCCTTCGTCTTGCCCTCGTAGGCGACGTTGTACGGGGGATCGGTCAGCCACATGTCGACGGGTCGGCGGTCGACGAGGCGGTCCATGTCGGCGGTGCTTGTGCTGTCGCCGCACATCAGCCGGTGGTCGCCCATAACCCAAACGTCGCCCAGCACCGTAACCGGATCAACCGGCGGTTCTGGCGTGTCGTCTGGGTCGGTTAACCCTTCTTCCAGCGGATCGGCCAGAAGCCGTTCCAGTTCTTCGTCGGTAAAGCCGACGATGGACAGATCAAATTCGTCGTCCTTCAGCGTGTCCAGTTCCAACCGCAATAGATTTTCATCCCAGCCCGCGTTCGTGGCGATCTGGTTGTCGGCGATTACCAACGCGCGCTTCTGAGCCTCGGACAGCCCGTTAAGCTCGATGGCCGGTAGCTCCGCTAGGCCCTCGGCCTTCGCGGCCAACACGCGGCCGTGTCCGGCCACGAGGCGCCCGGTTTCGTCGACGAGGACGGGGTTCGTGAACCCGAACTCGCGGATCGACCGCCGGATCTGCTCAATCTGCGCCGCCGAATGCGTCCGGGGATTGTTTTCCCACGGCTTCAGCGAATCAATGTCAACCTTTTTATAGGCGTGTACATTCACGACTCCCCCCCTTCATCATCGTTTTCTCCCTCTACCATGTAATCCATAAACAGGACGGCTACGGTCTCGTCATCGTCCTGGCACGGGTCGCCCCACAACCAGTCGATCAGCTGCGGGTCTTGTTCTTGGATGGCTTTTCGTATCCCATCGGCCCCTTGAGCTTCGGCGTTTCGGTCTGCACGCCCTTACCCTTCGGTGCCTTCTTAGCCATTCCCGGCTTGAACTTGTGTGCGCTGTCAGCGGACATATCAGGTATCTCCGTGGTAGTTCTGAATCGCGTTGTAGGCGCTCAGGGCGCCGTACGGTGATTTCGTGCGCCGCGTGTACAGTTCCAGCCGATGCGGCAAGTCCTTGTTGTTGCGGTGCATAATGGTCGCATCAAGGTCGTAGTCGCCCGTGATGATTGGCGTATCGCGCCAGTCAGCCGGGCAAATCTTGTGCGTCGGGTACGACCCTTTCGGCTTTTGCATTGCGCTGCTCCAAAATGGCGGTGGTACTAAAACCCGGCAAGTGTTGACACTGATGGATTTTCGGACCTTCAAAGATCTTCTCACCATCCGGTAATTTTTTCCACCCCACCTTGCGATAAAAGATCGGCAGGTTGCTGTGGTCGTACCCTTTGAACAGGATGTTCGGGCGTATGTGCATCAGGAGGCCTTGATCGTCGCCCTCGAACGGCACCACCGCAATGGGGGTCACTTCACCCCGGTTTGTCATCCGCAGGTCAACGTGCCAGTCGTAGATCGCCCACATACGCATCCGCCAGTCCTGCGACGGACGGCCAGGGCCTTTCTTCTTACGGATCCAGCGGTCGCTATTGAGCGCGATGACCAGGTACTCGCAGTTCGCTAGGCATTCGGCGAGCATGAGCCGATGGCCCTCGTGCAGTTCGTCAAAACAGCCGTTTACGAATCCGATTTGCATGTCAGGTCCCTCAATTTTTCCCA